TTGATTCAGGATACGATGCCGACAGTACCTATGATTTTTGCGCGAACAATTCAGACTGGGCGCTTCCGGTCAAGGGTTCCAGTAACCCGATGCTATCTCATTTCAAAATGTCGAAGATCAATAAGCCAGATAGCAGAGCACATGGAATGAATCTGGTTCTGGTGGACGGTGACAAGTATAAAGATATGATCGCAGCCAGAATGATGAAAGACAACGGACGCGGAGCCTGGATGGTTTACGACGGATGCGACATGGAATATGCGGAACAGGTAACCGCAGAACACAAAGTCAACGTGAAAACGGGAAATCGAACCGTTCAGAGGTGGGTGCCAAAGAAGAGCCATATCGATAACCATTACCTGGATGCAGAAGTGTACGACATGGCAGCAGCAGACATCCTCGGAGTCAGAACGATCCATCTGGAAGAGGAGATAGCGCAGCAACCACAGCAAAAAGAACCGGAGCAGTATACTCCGGAAGAAACATGGATCAACACAAACGAAAACTGGATCTAAGGAGGTGGACAAGTGGGAGCGGAAGAAGAACAGCAGCTCACAGCATCGCAACTGTTGAGCAAAGTGAATCAGGCGATTGTAAATATTATGGTTGGCGGTCAGTCCTACCAGATCGGGTCACGTAAGCTGTCCAGAGCAGACCTGTCCACGTTGCGGGCCATGAAAAAGGAACTGGAAGCTCAGGTAAACGCAGAGGGAAGCTCAGAACTTCTAGACAATACCTATGTGGCTATGTTCGAGGGGAGGTAAGAAAGATGAGCTGGTTAGATTCCGTTATTTTTTTCTTATCACCTATCCGAGGCGCAAAGAGGGAAGCGTGGAGAAGATATGGAGAAGAGATTCGACACTATGATGCCGGAGATTATGGACGTCTGAATTCCGGATGGTACGCTACAAATTCATCAGGAGAAATGACGGATCGGATGTACCGGGCGACCGTCAGAGCGCGAGCGCGCGATCTTGAACGGAACAGCGACATCATGAACTCTGTAACGGGAGCTTATAAGCGAAACGTGATCGGTTCAGGATTTCAGCTTCAGGCAAATACCGGAGATCAGAAAAAAAATAAAGAGCTGGAAAATTTATGGAACAAGTGGTGCAAGGCGCGGAACTGCGATGTGACAGGAACACAGAGCCTGAATCAGATCCTGCGGATGGCAGTTGTCCGGAAGAAAATAGACGGCGGTATCCTGTTCGTGAAGCGGTACACGAAAGAAGGGATCGTACCGTTTCAGCTACAGATGATGGAAGTTGATGAGCTGGACTCTATGATCAGTACACCTGCGAATTCCAAGAATCGGATCGTCGGTGGAATTGAGTATAACCAGTACAACAAGCCGGTAGCCTACTACTTCCGGCAATATGGTATCGATGGATTCAGCATCGGAGAGACCGTAAAGATTCCGGCGAAAGATGTGATCTTCTATTTTTCGAAGAGAAGACCGTCTCAGATCAGAGAAATGAGCGATATGACTCCGACAGTAACGCGGATCCGCGATACAAACGAGTTCATGACTGCAGTGTCAGTCAAGGAACGAATTGCGGCGTGTCTTTCCGTCTTTATTAAAAAGTCACTTCCGCCAATTGGAATCGGAAGAGCGGGCAGCAATGCAGCGAACGCAGGGCAGCACAGCTACGACGGCAAGACTCTGACGCCAGGAATGATCAAGGAACTGAATGCAGGAGATGAAGTTCAGGTTGTTAACCCGACAGGGCAGGCGACAGATGCCACGTCTTACACCAAGCTGCAGCAGAGGCTGATCGGATCAGGACAAGGGCTTTCTTACGAAGCAACATCCCGTGATATGAGTGAGACAAACTATGCGTCTGCACGTCAGGGAATGATCGAAGATGAAATGACATATCAGGAGGAAGAAGAGGCCATCCTGGAGATTATGGATGAGATCTATGAGACATTTGTCATCTCCTGCGTGCTGGCCGGAAATATTTCTTTGAACAATTTCTGGAACAAAAAAGACGATTACATGAACCATGGATGGGTAAAACAGCCTAAGAAGTGGATCGATCCGCTTAAGGAATCATCCGCAACTAAGACTGCACTCAACACTGGCCAGAAGACCTATAAACAGATTGCAGCGGAGGCCGGAAAAGACTGGAGACAGCAGATCGACGACACTGCAGAAGTTATCGAATACGCCAGACAGAAAGGCGTTGATATGGAAGGGGTGATATTTGGTGGAAAAACCAATACACAACCAGACGCCAGCTCCGATGGCAGCAATGCAGAGGGCGATGCCGGCGGAGAAGAAGGCAAAGAAGGAAAAGAATAAGGGATTCCGTGAATTAACAGGAGTCTCTCTCAGAAGCATCGAAGGAGAAGGAAACGAAAGAAAATTTGAACTTTCTTTCTCCAGCGAGGAACCGTATCTGCGATGGTTTGGACAGGAGATTCTGGACCACCACACAGAAGGGGCGGTAGACCTCAGTAGACTGAATTCAATCGGGTGCGTTCTCTTCAACCACGACCGAAACAAAGTGATCGGAAGAATCAATCGCGCCTGGATCGAAGATAAAAAAGGCCACGCGGAAATCGAATTCGATGAAGACGAGGCATCAGAAGTAATCTACCAGAAAGTCAAAAGCGGCACGCTGAAAGGTGTATCCGTAGGCTACATCGTAGAGAACTGGGAAGAAGTGATGGCAAATAAACAGTCCGAGGATGGCTTTGTCGGCCCGTGCTCCATAGCAAGGAAGTGGGCGCCTTATGAGGTGAGCATCGTATCTGTGCCGGCTGATCCAACCGTAGGCGTTGGAAGGTCTGAAGAAGATCCAGGCGCTGAAGGAGACGGAGATGTCAAGGAAAGAGATGCCAGCATGGACATGTATGAGCGCCAGCTTCAAATCAACAAAAATTATATGGAGGTAATGAAATCATGACACTTGAACAGATGATCAACGAGCAGCAGATGCTCCTGAGCACAGCAAGAACTCAGGGAAGATCCCTGACAGCAGAAGAACAGGCAAGATTTGACTCTCTTCAGAGAAGCATTGATGCAGCAAGAGCTGCAGCACCAAGCGGAGGCAATGGAACAGGTTCTGAAGGTCACCAGCGTGAAGGAGAATCTGGAGAAGGCGAAGGGGATGGACCAGAAGATCCGGATGCCGCACAGAGAGCTATGCAGGCAGAGAGAACCAGAATCCAGAATATTCGTAGCATGTGCCGCGACTTCAATGTGGAGCCAGATCAGTACATTCAGAACGGATCAACAGAAGATCAGGTAAGAGCTGCAATTCTGGAAGGCCTTAGATCTACCGGAGCACCGGTAAATACGGGCGTAAGAGTTACAGAGACAGCAGAGGATAAGTACAGAGCTGCGGCTGCAGATGCACTCATTCTCAGAAGCGGCCTGCAGTTAGATAACCCGGCAGAAGGAGCTAGAGATCTGATGGGAATGTCTCTTAGAGATATGGCGATCGAATGCCTGAATCAGGATGGACAGTCAGTACCAGGACTGAACAGAAGATCCAATGAGGAAATCTTCAACATGGTAATGCAGAGAGGATTTTATAATCCAACGGCAGCATTCCCTGCTATTCTCGATAACACAATCGAGAAAGCATATAAGGAAGGTCACAGAAAAGCAGCTGTAACCTTCGATAAGTTCACAAAGAAAGGCAGTCTGAAGGATTTCAAGACGCACGACAACTACTACATCGCCGGACCGGTTGGTGAGTTCAAAGAGGTTCCAGAAAATGGAGAACTGAAGCATGACGTATTCGAGGATGCTAAGCTGCCAACCAGAAAACTGAAGACATACGGCCGTCAGTTCACATTGAGCCGCCAGGCGTTCATCAATGATGACATCGGTCTCGTTACAAGCATCCCGGCTAGATACGCAGCTTCTGCACGAAAAACAATCAACGGACAGGTATTCGAGGTTCTTCTTACCAATCCGGTGATTTATGACGGAGTTCAGCTCTTCGGAACAGCTCATAAGAACTTACTCGCATCCGGAACAGGAATTACTCAGGATGCAGTACAGACAATGATCATGGCTCTGTCCAACCAGAAGGACCAGTTCGGACAGTCTATCATCATCAGACCTGCAAAAATCGTTTGCGCGGCTGGTATGGAATTTGAAATTTACACACTTTTCAACAGCCCAACAATTAACACAAGCGACAACACGCAGGCAGTAAACCCTCTGTTCCAGTACAGAGACAGCATCGAGGTAATTCCGGATCCTACAATCAATGCAAAATGTGGAGGACTTGGAAACGTGATGCCATGGTTTATGTTTGGAGATGCATCCGACACAGACGGAATCGAAGTAGATTATCTGAATGGTCAGGAGATTCCGACTATCAGAAGAATGGAAACAGCCGGACAGCTTGGATTTGTTTGGGATATCTATCTCGATTGGGGTATTTCAGTAATGGATTACCGTGGAATCGTAAAGAATCCAGGAAAGACAGTAGACACAAAACTGACACTTGCGTAAAGGAGGCATGAAAGATGAGTAAAGCAGAATACTGGCAGCGAGGAGAGACGCTTGACTTCGTAAATAGCACAGGGAAAGTGATTGAAGCTAATACTATTATCGTTCTCGGACAGAGAATGGGAGTGGCTGGAACAGA